TTGTTGTGCATACCATCTTCAATCGCTTTATTTAAACGATCTACAGACTTATATAAATCTTCTACCAACATATAGAGCTCCGCTTCACCAGATGACTTACCTAATTGTCCTCTTGGATATTTAATTCTAAACTCTGTGTTTTGCTCTAAGTCTTTTTCAATCAACTCTAATTTTGTTGAGTGCGAATTTAATGTTTCGTGCAAACCAAAATAAGCCCAGGTTCCAATTGCAACCATTGCGATCAGACTGGCAACCGTTTTCATCGGCATTTGCACTTTTGCTTCTTCGCTGATCTTTAGAGCCATAAATTACCTGTTGAATGTTGACACGATCTTGTCAGATACCCATTTCCAACCAGCTTTAATTTTGTCCCAAACTTTACAACAAATGTTTTTACATTTATTTATCATGTTTTTTCTCCTCAATTTCGTAAAAGAAATTATCCGTATCTTCGGTTTTCCATTTACTTGTATTTTCAACATTCCATTCAGAAGTTTGCACTTTCCAATCTGGAACATTATCTTTCACTGTAAATGAAGGTATATCCCAAATGCATCTATTATTAGGTTGTGCTGCATAGTTCCCGTCGTCTAGGGCTATGATGTGAGCACACTTGTGCTCGTGCGGAATCTCTGAATGATCCGTGTCGAGTATATTAGGCTCTGGATGAGCAAAGTCAACCGTAAAAAGATATTTACCTGGATGCCATTTTTTATCTTTACCTATATATTTACCAGCTTGTCCCTCTAAGATATCGAAAGAATGCACAGAAGGATAATAACTAAAACAATTCCAAAGCTGAAGCTCATCAAGTCTACGCTTAGGAACATCAGTAGGCTTGAAACCACGTTGGATAAATGCTGTAATAGGGAGGCGATAAAAGATTGCACCATTCTCCATAATCGCGTGAAAAAGAAGAGACTTACCCGTAATGGAACTGATACCAAAGATAATACAATCTTCAACTTCACCATGATGATTTTTAAGATCATAGAGATACTCTCTTCTGATTTGTGCATACTCTACTGGAATGTTTGCATTTAAATAAGCCATAGTTATCCATAAATATCTCCCCAAGTGTCTCCCGATTCGTAATCGACTTTATTGGGGACAGTTAGACTAACAGCATTCTCCATAATTTCAATTATCTTTTTTGCCTCCTCATCAGACTTTACAGATATATCTAATTCATCATGAATTTGTATGTGAGGTATAATGCCCTCTCTATATAAATCTAACATCGCTTTCTTTGTCATGTCAGCAGCAGATCCTTGTATTAATTTATTTAACGCTTTGTATGTAAAAGCTCTTCGTATATTTTTTCTACCATAAGTTCTTTCTGCTTCTTCAAGTTCCATAGGTTTATGCATACCAAATTTATTTGGTTCCCATTTATTAAATCTACATCTACGTCCTAGTAATGTGCCAATAGATCCAGTCTGGGCACGTCTTGATGTAAAATTCATAAGATCCCTAACAAAAGGCACACTCTCGTGATATTGATTAAACAAGTCTTCTGCCTCTTGTTTTGTATTTAACCCTAATTCTGCTTGTAGTTTTGTTTTACCCATACCGTAGAAAAGACCTAAATTAATTGTCTTTGCCTGTGTTCGAGATATGTTTGCCATGTCTGCAACTGTTTGATGGAAATCTACTGCATTGTCTTTAAATTTTTCTACAATGTCTTTTACAGATTGATCATAAGATATTGGTTCTGTTGTAGCTGCAAAATGCACAACAAGTCTTGGTTCTTGTTGGCTATAATCAAAACAACCCCATTTATGTTTTTCTTCTGGTATAAACAAAGATCTAATCATTGGACCTAAATCTTTATTTCTTGCAGGTATTTGTTGTAGGTTCGGATTTGAATAACTAAATCTACCTGTAACTGTTCCACCTTGATCAGATCTAATAGGGTTTATATCTGCGTGTATTCTGCCTCTATGGTTATGTTTTATTATGGTATCTATAAAAGTTGTGTGTGCCTTGTTTATTTCTCTGGCCTTTGCTATACTTTTGATTACAGGATTATTATGTGTGGAAAGGAAATTTTTTGTAAATGAAGGTGACCCAGTTTTCTCGGTGGTGGCGTAGGTTAAAGAAAGTTTATCAAATACTTTGGCTATCGATCTTGCTGCCCATATTTGAACATCTATTCCTGTTTGTTTTTTTACTTCTAATAGGAGTTGCTCTTCCTTTTGTGATAACTGCTTCTTCAATTTATGAGCACGTTCTACATCGACACGAACCCCTTTAAACTTCATATCTATCAAACACGGAAACAACTGTGTTTCTAAATCAAATATCTCTACTAAATTATTCTTTTGTATCTCTCTTGATAAGGTTTTAAATAATTCTAATGTAAGTTGTGCATCTTGTTCTGCATAACTTCCAACATACATTGCAGGTAGTTTGTATAATTCTTTTTTAGGATCTATACCCCAAGAGTCTGCAGCTTCTTTCAAAGCTTTCTCATCTTTTACCTCTCGTAGATAATCAAATGAAATACTATTAAGTGTATACCATAATCTATTTTCATCAATCAAAGATGCCATCAACATAGTATCCATGATATGTCCATTAATCTGTATACCGTATGCTTTTATCCAACACACATCATACATTGCGTTATGAAATATTTTGATAGAGTCTGTTGCACAAACTTTCTTAAACCATTCTAAAACTAATCTTCTATCTAAATTACCACCACCTTCGTGTGCAATAGGGTAATATCCTCGCCAACCTTCTACAGCCACCGCTATACCAACTATTTCTCCTCTACCTTGTATTGCACCAGATCCTCTGGCTTTTAAATCTAAATCTTTTGTTTCTAAGTCGATTGCAATATATTTTGCATCAGATAAATCTGGAAAGTTTTCTGGGCAATCCCACTCTGTTTGTACTGTAAACATTATTTCTTTTTAGTATCTTTTAACTTAAGTATTTCTAATTCACAATAATGAATTATTTTCTGTAAGTCTTCTATCTTATTTTTAGATAAATATCTACAGACATATTTCACAACACAGCCTTGAAAGAACGAAAGATTATTTTTTGAAATAAATTCGTATGGCTGAATGTGAAAATTTTTATAGTGACTTCCACCAACCTGTCTGTCCTGTGGAAATGCTTTTTCCATATCATCATTAGTTATCATATTATTGGTCCTCCTATGTTGTATTGATATTCGTAGTGCTGACTACACACGAATAAATTTTCTTTTGCTCTTGTTACTCCTACGTACCACGTACGATGCTCTGGATCTGGGTTATCTCTAGATGAATCATAGATAATTTTTTCAGTGTCTGTAAACAAAGCTACATTTTCTGCTTCGTCTCCTTTGGCTCCATGTATTGTAGATAATCTAATTCTTGCTTTTGACATTAGATCATCACCTGACTCTAATAATTTTTTTATATATAGTTTACTTTGCTCTGGAAATTTAAGAATCTCCCAGCTCCCCGTCGCTAGCAACCCGTGGTATTCTCTCAATCCTTCTAAATTTATTGAGTCTATATCTTTCAATGTCTTGCCACCAGCAAATCCTCTTTTTAAATGACCATCTTTTACAGTCATGTAATCCCAAAGATCTTCACAATCTTCTTTACTAACATATGCACCTTGGTTCAAACGTGTCCAAACTCTATATGCATTTAGCATTTTATTCGGCAGCAGCTCCTGCGCTTTAGCTTCAAATCTATAACTCATTCTGTATAAGTGATCACGTATTGGTTCTAACATTTTATTTGTGCGAGTCAATAACAACCAATGATT